ATGTACTTGATCAATTTCATTTCCAAAAGATAATGATCTATCTTGATAATATTTTAAAATCTTAGTTTCAGTGTCAAATGAAGCAATATATCCCTTTGCAACTTTACCATCACTTTGCGTTTGCGTTATTTCATCTCCAACAGTTACTGATATTGAGTCTGTAAGTGCAATAGAATAGAGAGATGAAAATGTATTGCCAGTAAATGTAACTCCGGTTCCAGTTGTTGAAGAAGAAAAAGTTTCTGGATTTTTTATAATCCCAACTTGAGAAAATTTTGTATCTATAGGAAAATCTTTGGTCGAATCATCAAACCTTGCATACATTAAAACTTTATCAGTTCCTAATTCTGTGTAAATATCATATCCATGTCCTTTAGAAGGTGGAATAATAGGTATTAACTTGGAACCTGTTCCTGATATTTTACTTAAATCCAAAACTCCATAAGTATATCCTTTTCCACCATTTGTAACAGTTACTGAAGTAATACTATCATCAGTTACAGTAATAGAAGCAGTTGCTCCAATACCATCTCCTAAAATTTTTATACCAGAGTGTGTTCCTTCGGTATATCCACTTCCCCCATTTTCAATATATACTGCCTTAATCTGATTGTCATTACTTTCAGAGTTTCCTCCGTCTCTAATGACTGTATAATCCGAACTTGTCTCCCAATCGTTAGGAACAACAATATATTCCGTAGAATCAAATTTAATAACGTCTGCTGGAGATATATTAAACAAATATTTCCATCTATAACCATCAGAATATTTTACTGGTTCTACATCAGTATGTGTCGGTTCAATTGAAGAATTTGGAACAGTCGGATTAATTCCAGAGGTTCCATTTTCTATACAGACATAAACTTTAAAATCACTCGTAATCACATAGTAATTTGAATCATATAATCTAGCACTTTTTCCTTTAGGTGATAAATTGTCCGATCTATAATCATGTCTGTACATATCATAGGAATTATTTTCAACCCACTCAATTTTTCTTATAACCCTTCTAGCATTTTCTGTGGTAATTTTTTTCCCAAACAGACTAGTATCTCTATAATGAGATCTATATTGAAAATTATCTGTGGGATTATTTGCGGAACTTGTATTCCAATCAGAAGTTCTACCAAATCCAGTTGCGGTTGGATTTGATAAACCTAAAAATGCATAATAAGAATTATTACTGATAGACTCTACAAAAGAACCAGCATTCAATATTCTAAATTGATCTGTTACGAATGCAGCCATATTGATAGTTTTTTAGATATTTATACGATAATTTTATATTTCAATTTTGGGAAGTGCTCCAGTTTTTCTAATTCCAATTCCTCTTCTTTGAATCGTTGGGTATGTTGAAAGACCAGAAACAATATTTCCAGTAACTCCGATAGATATTGGACTTGAGGATCTTGTTCCTCCAGATAATCTTCCCCATGAATATTTTCCGACTGGATTTGATGCATTTCCAGTTGTCCCAATTCCGATTATATTAGAATCCGATTTTACATTACAAGTTAAGATTCCTATTGTAGAACTATAAGACCAATCTGAGATATAATATATATTGTCTAAACATGTGGTTCCGATACCAACAATTTCAGAATCTGAACTATTGATTGATGTAACTCCACTACCAATTTGAGTATCATAGATGTAAATAGGATATCCAGTTGATAATCCAGTAAAGTTATTGCTGGCAATCGTGAATTGAAGTGCTAATGGATTTCCTCCTGTTCCTGTAGTTGTTGTAATTCCAGTTACAATACCTGAGAATCCTTCAATATTAGTAAATCCTGTAATTTTTTCAATATTGAGATTTGGTGTTTCTGCAAATATAGTAGGGGCAACCGTATATCCAGATCCAGGATTTGTAATAGTGACTGAAGTAACAACCCCAGCAGTAACTGATGCTGTTGCTGTAGCAGTTGTTCCTACACCTACCGGAGAAGTAAATTTCAAATCTATAGTAGTTTGATCTGGGAGATATCCAAAACCTGGATTAGTCGTGGTTATACCACTAACCGCACCACCACCAATTGTGGCAGTAAATGTAGCAGTAATTGGATTTGTATTTTCAATAATTAATCCATCGCATGGTGTGGAGTTATCAGTATATCCATTATCTGTTTCATAACTAAACAGTTCAGAGTTTTCAATAAACACTTCAGTATCAGTTGTAGATACATCTTTAATAATTCTTGCAACAGGATGTATTACTGCTTCTAAAGAATCTCTTGACTTATAGACATATTCACCATTAATTTTTCTTTCAGTCTTTTGCTTTGTCCAAGAAACAGGTTTGTAAATTGTTTCATCAATTCCAAGTCCAAAATATCGATTAGTTTCAATAGTATCAGAAAATGATATATCGTAAACTGTTCTTTCATCCTGTGTTATTGTGTCGGGATATATGTTATTGCTAATAACTTGGACAATATCACCTCTTTCTATAGTTGTTTTTACATCTTCACTTTCGGAATCAACTCCTTTAGTACCTCTGTAAAAATAAATTTCAATATCGTCTTCTGGCAATGGAGCCTTTGTAAATGCAAATGAGGTCCCACCTTCAAATATGTAGTTGGTTACCGGTTCTTGAATAATGCCGTTAATGAAAATTATTAATACATTATTAATATTTTTCTCAATTGCAGAATTTTCTTCGGGTTCTATACTAAGAAGTTCTGAATTGTAGAATAATGGGAATCTAGTTCTTGTTCCATTTTGATATTCTTTAATAGAATCAATATAATCAAGTTCTCCAAACTCCCAAGCAGCAAAGCTATCGGTATATGTATCAACTACAGTGATTGTAAAGTCTGATAATGGAGAAGAAAGTGAAGCGTCTGTAACTAATCCGACAGGTTTAAACACATCACCCTTTCTAAATGCATATCCAGGTCTTGAGAATTTGACTTCTGTTACTTCGAAATAAGTAGACCCTATTCCAGTAGAACCTCCAACCTTAAGATCTACCAATAATCCAATTCCAGTTTCAGTTGTTGCTCCAACTCCCAATCTAGATACTCCAATAACAGGAAGATTTTTATAAGATGGATCAGATACAAATATTTGTGGATTATTATATCCATTTCCTGGTTCATCAATATTAAATGATAATGTACCACCAGCACCAACTGTTGCTGTTATTTCTGCTGGAACTCCAGAATGTCCCTCTTCAAAAACACTTACTCCAATAGAAACTAGTCCATTATATCCAGACCCAAGATTATCAGTTGTCCCTAATCCAACAGATACGATAGATCCGCCAGCACCCACAACAGCAGTTACAGAAGCACCTACAAGTGGAGCAAAACCAAGTCCTGGAGTGGATCCATAAGAAACTATGATGCCTCCTCTTGGAGTTTCATTTACATTAATGTCATAGTCGGAGATTATGTATTGAAGTGGATCATCTGGATTAGTAATTCCAGAAAATTCTATAGTAGATATTCCTGCAATAGAATCTTCCAAAATTTCATAATTAAATACTGATGGATTATTTTGAGTTTTTGGTGATTGATAAATGCTATTAATGAAAGCAAGACCACTTCCACCAGAAGTTCCAATTCCAGTAGTATTTGCTCCACCAACAGTTAATGTAAATGTTCTACCAATTCCTGTAAACTGGTCGGATATGTCATCATAAACTTTATTGCCACTATAATCTGATCTAAGAAATGCCAGACCAGTAAATGATGATGTTTCGTAATCTAGGTTATATTTTGTTTTATCAATCTGTGGATTGCCTCTAGGTGCTTCTGAAAAATGAATTTCATCATCGACAATATTAAATGATCCTCTATAAACATTGACTAAACTACCATCTGTATGAGATGATGCAGAAGATCCAACAAATCCTCTATCAACTTCAACCAAGTTGATAGTTCCAACATTTGTAATCGGACCAATATTTGTTGTTCCCAATCCAACATTAGTCACTCCCATATATTCATCATCAATCAATAATATATCTCTTGGTCTAATTGAAGATATTCCAGATAATGATACAATAGTAGTATTAATTCCTAATGAACCTCCAACATTGCCAGATAAAGAATATTCTATTCCTGTAAATGCTATGGGATATTGTACTAACTTATCAACAGTGATGATACACTTACTATTTCTCTTTGCCATAGTAAATCTATGAGCATTTCCTCCACCTAATGAAGTAAATGTTGTACCAATACCACTTTGAGCATCATTAAGTGTTGTTGCAACTTTAAATGTATCCTCTGACAATTTAATTGCATATACTGTTGATGGCAAATCTCCACTTGGTGTTTCCATTACACTAGTCGCAACACCGACGATTGATGAGTCGGCAGTATAAATTAATTCTTCCCCAGTCATAAAATAGTGATTTGGAATTGTAAATATTCCAGTATTTGCTACAAGAGATGTTGAATTTGGATTGAATTGTTTTGAGAAAATTGGAATATTATCACTGGTCAATTTGAAATTGGTTTTATTAATTCTATCGAGATTGATAGCATTATAAAACTTTTCATCAATACTTTCTGTTACTGATCCATAAGTCAAATCATCATAGTCATTAAGAATATCAAGATCAGAATACAATGATCTATTAAATACTTCAATATCAATTTGTCCTGTTTGTTCTGAATCTGGATAGAATTTTAATAATAAATTACCTCCAGATATTTCTCCACCAAACGTTCCAATTCCTGAAGCATCATCCAAAAATTCAGTATTAGATGCTGAAAGAATAGGCAATTGTTGAGTATAAACATTTGTCCCATCAGAAATCATCATAACTTGATGAAGTGCTTTAGTGGATCCTATGCTGACTTGAACTAAAGATTTTGAAGCATTGAATAATCCACTATCCAACGAATGTACCGTTGTTACTGCAGCACCTACTGTAGAATAATAAGTTGCATTATAGGTAGCACTTCGTTCTTGTCCATCAGATTGATCAGAAGATTTGAATCTATAAGTTCCTGCTCCAAGAGCAGTTGTTCCAAATCCAACAATGTTACTTCTTATTTTAATTTCTTCTTCAGAATCGTTTTCATATAATACAGATAAAACTCCTCCACTTAACTCTGAACGGAAGCTTCCTATAAAATCACCAGTAAAGGATGATAAGGTATTATCAATATAATATTCTGAAGTAAATGAATCTGTATCATTATGTGTGATATACAATCTCACATAATTCATTTCTAAAGTATCTTCATTAATTATTTGTGTATTAATATATAATGATCTAACATCTGAAGAATCTAATGAAATTAGAGTTGTTGTTCCTACCCCAACTACAGTATTTTCTACAATAACAGACCCAGTTAAGTCGATAAGTCCAATGGATGTTGTTCCTATCCCAGCAAATGTTGTATTAAACACTTGCCTGATAATTTTTACATCATAATTTGTATTGAATGGGTCATTTGGATAAAATTTCAGGAGAGTTTCATCAAATTCATTTTCATCTATATCAAACGAACCGTAAGGAGATGTTGAATTGTATAAAGATTCATTTTCGACAATAGTTGTGTTAACACCATCACTAAGAATTGTGATATCAGTCAATTGAATTTCACTATTATCTTCACTAGTAACTCTAATCAAATAATTATAATATAATTCATCATCAACTTCTTCTATTGTTAAAAATTCAGTATTTTCTGCTTCTGAATTTGAAAATTGATCACTAATATCATCAATCTTTAAAACATTAAGGTTTTTTAAAGTCGTATAATCGGAAAGTTTCTTGTTTTGGAACTTTAAGGATTTTGATTTTGAATCTACAACATTGACATCAATAACATTGTCAAAATTGTTAATAGTATCAACTCTTTTTTCATCAATAACATCATATATGACTACAAAACCATCATCAGTTGTTTCTGTCCCCGCAGTTACATTCTGAGATATTTGAGTATCTGCAAAGTTTTTCAATCCACTTGTATGAACTAAATTTTCGACTGGTGATTGCTGATCATTATATGTTATTGAACTTTTTATAGAATATGACAAGTTTTGATAATAGTCATTATTTTCTAAAACTTGATAATCTTCACTTAACTTGCCAATTTCATTATCCCATCCAATATTTTTTAAATTGGAATATCCAACATTAAAATATCCTTCATTTATACGTAATGATTCGATTGTAGCAATAGTGCCAGATTGATTTCCAGTAATAACTTCTCCTAAAGATAATTCATATGATCCGGAAACTTTTATGGAATTTTCTTCATTTTTTGCTACTACTAAGTCTCTAATAATTCCATTAGATGATAATTTTTCACCAATAAAAAATTCAGATTCTTTCTGTGATACTTTAAATGTAGGATAATCAGTTTTGTTAATTATAACACCACTGAAATCTTGAATTACTTTCGCATTACCAGTATTTGTAGTAAGTCCAGATACACTGATTCTTACTTTATCATTGACTTCACTATCATCATAACTATCTACGTTTAAGAATTTATATCCAAGATCTGAAGAATTAAATCCGTCTCCATCATCACCAGTCTTTTGAATCCCTTCAATAAAAACTTGATCTCCAGCATAAAATGGTTGTGTAGAAAATCCACCTATTGGAGTAGATATTATACAATCAAAGGTCTCCGAATCTATAGATTCAACTTTTTCAATTGAAATTCCGTTGCTATTATTAGTAGTAAAGATCTCTACAGTATCATCAGGTAAACCTTTTGGTTGTACTAAAATTTCTATAGAAGAAATTGCAGATCCTGTTATTTTTGCATTTATTAATCCAGATTGTATCTCATCTCTTGTTGTAGAATTTATGATGGTAATTGTTGGAGCCGTTGTATATCCGTCACCCCCATTAATAATCGATATTTGATCTATCGTACTAAAGTCTTTTAATATGAGATTTGGGGATGCATTAACTTTGGGTCTTAATGTTTTATCGGAGGAATATGTAAACCTATTACTTATAACTTTTGTTTCCTTAATAGATCCAATTTTATTTGATTCAAGATTTACAATCAAATCTGATCCTGATACAGAATTTACTGATTTTAGGATAGGTGATTTTTTATATCCAGATCCTTTTGATAAAATGTTGAATGAGTTAACGGGCCCGGATTCATTTGTTGATGTTGTTGAGTATTCTAAAACGTCACATTCGGATGAAGAATATGAAAGACTTTCTGGTTTTTTATCAATAATTATATTGAAAGTAGTTGTACCTATTCCAACAATGGAATATGTCCCATCATATGTACTATTTTTATATTTTATGCTGGAATAATTTTTAATTTCAGTATCAGAATCTAATAATACTCCATCTTTTTCTAAAGTATAATATAGTTCTTCTGGAATTTGAGAACTATATTTTAATGTTAATGATGCGTCAGTAGAAACACCCACCGTTCCTACACCAGATACATTAAAAGTGTTTGTAGATCCTGTAGAAATAAATTCATTATTAAATTCATTATCAGTAAATATTTTAAATTTGTATCCAGATAAAGATGTATCTGATAAATCAAATACTAAATCATTGTTTTTGATTGGATTTATTTCTGGAT